GAAGAACTTGTGCGCACCGCGATGCACTTCAGAAACATGGACAAGTAAGTGCCAGGAGGAGCAGCGCAAGCTGAAGCTGTCGAACGCTATAAGGCGGCAGCACGCGATAAGCGGAAGATCCCCCCTGTTGACGAGTCAGGGGTGCTGGAAGAGCGCGAGCTTTACAGGCACGATCTTCTGCTATTCTGTAAAGTAGTGATGCCTGAGACGTTCAGCATGGATTTCGCTCCATGCCACATCGAAGTCCTGCGTGGTATGCAGCACGCGATCCTTCACGGTGGCAAAAAGGCAGTCGCTCTGCCTCGTGGTTCTGGGAAGACCGCAATGTCTATCGGAGCAATGGCGTGGGGAATGTTGTATGGTCATATCCAGTATGGCGCGATCATCGCCGCTGACCAGGGTGCTGCTGACAAGATCCTCGCGTCCCTCAAGACAGAGTTGTGGTTATCCGATCACATCGGTCGCCTTTGGCCCTACCTCCAGGCTTATTGTCGTCGCGGCGAAGGGGACGGGAACAAGTATCGCCATATTCTGAACTATGATGATACGCCCCCCTTGATCAAGTGGGGAACTGCCATGCTCAAGCTTCCTACCGTCCCAGATGAAGAGGGGAAGCACGAGTGGTCAAGCGCAGTCGTGCAGAGCAAGGGTCTGACTTCTGGTGTTCGTGGTATGCAGTACAAGCTACCCAATGGGAAGACGCTGCGACCTGATTTCGCGCTCATCGATGACCCGCAGACCAAAGACTCTGCACGATCCGTGTCCCAGACCGAATACCGCGAAGAGATCGTGGATGGTGATGTGCTTGGCCTGGCTGGGCCGCAGGAACCCATGTCTGCGTTTATGACCTGTACCGTGATCGAGCCAAATGATCTTGCAGAACGATACCTCGACAAGAAGATTCATGGCGATTGGAATGGCACACGTATCCCGATGATCATCGACTTCCCAGATGAGGTCGATGGGATGTGGGAGGAGTACCGGATTCTCTACATGAAAGCCCTCAAGGAGGAGCGCCTTCCAGATGACGCCTTTCAATACTACATCGACAATCGCGAAAAGATGGATGCTGGGTCCAAGGTCTATTGGGAGGACCGGAAGCTAAAGACTGATGTGTCTGCGCTCCAGCACGCTATGCACCTTCGCGCCCAACGAGGTAATCAATTTCTGTCTGAGTTCCAGAACGAGCCTGTCACCCGCTTTGCAGGTAAACCGTACCAGCTCGACACCATCGCGGTGATGGAGAAGTGCAATGGTCGCGATCGCTGCCATGTCCCTGATGACGCGTTGATGATCGTCGCTATGACTGACATCAACCACTCTGGCCTGAATACTGTTGTGGTCGCCGCGACCAACGATGCGGTACGCTATGTCATCGACTACCAGACATACCCAGGCAATGGGCAGGTTCTCTATGATGCGAGTCGCAGGAAGAAGAACGAGAGTGATGCGTTGGCGATTGCTCGCGCTTTGGATGTTCACATCCCGCACATCGGTGGGCTGCGCTACAGTAGGGGTGGCAAGCTGGTGGCCCCAGACCTCGTGTTGATTGACTGCGGTAACTGGATGGACCTCGTGTTCCGGTGGTGCCACTCCAACGCGCACAAGGTTCCTGCCTCTCGCGTATTCCCATCTCGTGGTCGTGGCGACTCTAAATATCGACCCAGCCAGCTCGTGGGCAAACCAGGAGACGGGTGGCATGTGGCAGATTGGAAGAATCGTGGTCGCGTACTGGTCCACAATGCGGATCAGTGGCGTATGCGAGGACAGCAGTCGTTTCTTGTCCCGAACGCTATCCCTGGCACTGTCTCCTTGTTTGGGAAGGTTCCGAGTGCCCACAAGCGATACGCGGATGAGGTTTGCGCTGAAATCCTGTCTGAGTATATCGAGATGACTGAGGGTGGTAACACGGTCTACAAATGGAACAGGAAGGTCGGTGTGGCTAATGACCTGCTCGATTCTACAGTGGGTGCGTTCGTTGGGTTGTCTTATCTGGGTGCATCAGAGCATAAGCTGGGTGATGTTCGGAGCGGCGCGCCGCAGCAACCCCGAAACAGGCGTCGAGGCAGAAGAGTCGCTAAGATCAAAGTCTAAAGTTGACAATGTTTATCCTGTTTATCATAATACTGACTATGGCTACCAAGATCCGAAGTCTTAAACAGAAATTGCGCGATGTTGACGCTGCTATCGCAGAGGTTGAAAAGTCAGGACAGAGCATATCTCTGGATGACGGGATCTCTTACACCAGGGCGACTCTCTCACGACTCTATGAGCGTCAAGGCAAGCTGACTCGTGCCATTTCCCGGCAGGAGGGGAATCGCTCGATGTTCAGACGGGTCGGCATTGGGAGTGGTTACTAATGGTAGACTTTGTAGATCAAAAGGACGTGACCTCGTTTGAGTACGAGGCAATTCAATCGACCAATCGGCGCAAGCAGCAGACGCAACGGCAGAAAAAGACTGTCGATGCCATGCTGCCTCAGATGAAGCGCAAAAAGTCTGAGAATGTCACCCAAGACCTGCTGGACAACCACGCAATAGTCGGCTGGGCCATTAGACGCCACCTAGACGCTGTTACAGGGTTCTACTTTGATGCTGACAAGGGTGTAGATCCTGATGTCTCTAAGGTGGTCCTGGATCTGTTTAAGTGGCATGGCCAAAAAACCAATTTCGACGCAGCACGCAGGCACTCGCGGGATGAGGCATTCCGTATCGCTGAGATCCAGAAGGTGATTGACGGTGACGTCCTGATGGCGAAGATCGGAAATCGTCGCTCTCCACGCTACGGGTCTATGCAGCTCATCGAGGGTACGCGGATCACTCGACCACGAGATGTGCCTCCCAGCTACCAGCAGATGTTCACTGAACACGGGCTAGAGCTTGACCAATGGGGTGGCGTCAAGTCCTTCTGCGTCTGCAAGTACGATGCCTCTGGCACGAAGCTGGTGTACGATCGGCGTATTCTGGCAGATCAGGGGATCTACAGTGGATATTTCGACCGATATTCGTCCACGCGGGGTGTATCCCCACTGATGTCTGCGGCGAACCAATTTCTCGATATTAAAGATTCGATGGAGCATAACCTCCTGAAAATTAAACTTCACGCGCTATTTGGGTATGCGATCACGAGTGAATTGCTTGACGCACAAACTCCCGATGGCCTTGAGGGGTCAGGTGGTGTGGGCATGGACACCGATGTCTATGACGCTGACGATTCCCGCACAGAAAGCGTGGATGAGGTTGATTTCTCTGGTGGTCCCGTAAGCTTGGACCTCGATCCAGGTGAGAAGATTCAGCTCATTGAGTCGAACACACCACCAGAATCAGTGCGCGATTATACTGAATTGGCAATTCGTGTCGCCTTGTTGTCGCTAAATATACCATTTACGTTCTTTAACGCCAACCATAGCACGTTCGCGCAGGTCGTCGCGGATCGCAAGATGTACCAAGAGTCTATTCTCGCGGCCCAGAATCTCCAAAAAGAGATGTGGGAAGAGTACAAGGTATGGAAGTTGCGCCAGTGGCTACTCGCGGCTGCTATCCCTGGGATGGGCATTGAGGATTTGGGAGAGCTGCGTGAGGGGATTCACGTACATTCCAAACCATCAGCTTGGTTGGACAGTTTGAAAGAGGTGCAGGTTGAAGAGCGCATGATCGCCTTGGGCCTGAAGTCAATTCCGCAGGTCGCGAAGGAGCGCGGGATCGATGCCTACAATGTTCTGGAAGAGCAAGCTGCGTTCCTACGCAAAGCTGAAGAGCTTAATGTTCCGGTCTATATCGGCGACCCTGGGGCGAGGTCCGAGAGGGACAACGCACTTGACAATGAAATCAAAGTTGAGGAAAATGACCAAAGCAATGAAAAACCTGAGTAAAGTTTATCTGAAAGCCTCTCATGGAGGTGTCGAGCTGTCGGATGGAGCTACGGTCATTCGCGGAGTGTCTGTGTGTACCGCAGGAGAGGCTAAGGGGCACGGTGTTCAACTGGATCGTTCATTCATCCAAGAATGCTATTCTCAAGCCTCGACAATGAAGCTGGGTTTGAAGGCTCGCTTCGGGCATCCTTCTATGTGCAATGAGGCACTTGGGACTTACGTGGGACGCTTCCATGACTTCACGGTCGTCGATGACGGGCAACGCCTCCTAGCTGATTTCTATTTGGCTGAAAGCGCAAGGAAGGCTCCTGGTGGCGACCTTCATTCCTACATCGCAGAGTACGCTAAGGAAGATCCTGACTCGTTTGGAACGTCTATCGTCTTCCAGATGGGTGACAGCTACACAATCAACGAAGATGGTGAGAAGGACTTCGAGTCTGAAGCTGGGGATCGCGAAGTGTTCGCATCCTGCAAGAAGCTTTTCGCGTGTGACTTTGTGGACGAACCCGCTGCCAACCCTGGTGGTCTGTTCTCTGCCTACCACTCCTCGACCGTAGCAGGTCAGGTGGGACAGTTTTTTGATAATGAGCCTGAAGTGCTTGAAGCTCTTTTGGCAAACCCTGAGATTGTGGAGATCATCAGTCTTCACGGTGACAAGGTTGAGGTATTTCTAAACAAGATTAAGGAGCTTAATATGGATCAGGAAGAAGAGTTTTCTGAAGAAATCGTACAAGAGGACGTCGAATTGTCCGAAATCGAGGAAGCCGTTGAGGTGGAGGTCGAAGAAGATGAGGACGTTGAGTGCGAAGAAGAGGTTGAGGAGGCTGAGTTTTCACTCTCTGACTATCGCTCGCTTTGCGACGAGTTTGGCCGCGTTATCGCAGACCAGGTTGTCGATGAAGATGGCGATTATGAATTTGCTCAAGGACTGCACATTGCAGCTCTTGAGTCGCAGATCGAAGAGCTTGAAAAAGCACTTGGAGATGCGAAGGAATTAAGCGTCGATGATGGCGCAGACGGTGTTACCTTTACCGAAGGCAGCAAAGTCGAAAAACGTAGTTTAACATCGAACATTAAGGTATAGTTATGGCTGACGCTATGAACACCCTCGCTGGTGTATTGAATCTCGGTGACGCAAACATTGATTTTGAAGTCACCAATCTCCTCCAGGATACTCCCGTATTGGGTATGCTGGCAGCAGTGCCGTCCTCTCACGGACTGGCGCACAAGTATCTGCGTGAAACCGTTGCAGCATCTGCTGGGTTCCGCGCAATCAACGCTGGGCTGACCAACACCGCGTCTCAGGACGAGGTTGTTACCGTTGCTCTGAATTTCCTCGACGCATCTTGGGAAGACGATGTAGCCATCGTGAAAGCAATGGCTACTGGCAAAGGTGGAGCTGACGCTTATGTCGCTCGGCGCGCCATCAAGTCGATCAAGGCCGCACTCGTGGGTATTGAGAAGCAGTGGTTCTACGGAACGGACGCTGGTGGTTTTGATGGACTCGAAACCCTCACGCAGGCCGCGATGACAGTTCTCGCTGGCACCCCAGGGACGACTGCCGCTGAGCAGACCTCCGCTTACTTTATTCGTACCGGACCCGAAGATGCCGCTATTGTTTACAATGGCGACAATGACGGAACCATCGAGGTCGATGAAGTTCGCAAGTCCTCTGCTGTTGATGGTAGTGGAGATAAATACTCCACCTACCGTCAGGACATCGACGGCTACCTGGGCGCACAGGCAGGTAACATCTACACGCTGGGTCGTGTTGCCAACATCGAGACTGCATTCGATGATGACGACATTTCCAATGTGTTGGCGTTGTTCCCCGCTGGCAAAGGTCCGAGCTTCATTGCGATGACCCGCAAAGCCCAGAAGTTGCTTCAGCAGTCCCGTACTGCAACGAATCCGACTGGCTTCCCCGCACCCTTCCCCACGGAAGCGTTTGGTGTGCCGATCGTAATCACCGATCAGATTGCTGAGACGGAAGCAATCGTAGTTTAACGGCTACGGGGGGACTTCGGTCCCCCCTCATTTTGGCCTCAGTGATTCGTCCTTGGTGGGTTTTTGTTTCCTTTTGTCGCCATGAATCGCTGAGGTCTTTTTCTTAGGTAAAATATGCTAACACGAGCGCAAGCAAAACTAGACTTCCTGAAGCTGATCGCGATCCCGCATGGCAACATTGTCACACTGGGTTTCGGTGGAGCTACCGTGCAAGCCCTTAAAGGCACTGAGCGTACGTCTGTGGACATTTCTTCTGTTGGGGAGATAGTAGGTGATACCTTCACCCTGCGATGCGTGTATGATGCCTTCACAACGATGCCTGCTGAGAAGGACATCGTGACAGTTGACGGTGTGGAGCATCAGGTGGGTGCTGTGTCGTTTGCTGGGTTCGGTGCTGTGTGTCGCATCATCATCTTTGACGAGGACGCTTAATGGCCCAGGTTATTGACCTCCAGGTTCAAGGGATGCGCGAGCTTGAGGCAGCTTTGGGTGAGTTTGTGCATAACTTTAGAGTCAAGGACCAAGAGACTCCGGTCAAGAAGGCTATGGTGAAGGCTACGGATGCCGCTGC